GACTAGCAAGGCAAAGCCGGCGCTTAACTACTGTCTATGGTGCCTGAATGGGACGGCGAACACGATGAAGTTCGTGTTGACTAACCAGAAGGTATCGTGGGAGGGCAACATGCTCCCGGTGTGTGGGAAGCACCGGAAGGTGGTTGAACAGGCGAAGGACATCTGTCGGTGAAGTGTGAGTGTGAGCACAGTTCACATTTCGGCCGGGTGAGTGACCACCCCTATGATGAGCCACAACCAAGGCGGGGCACGCGAGCGGTTAAGACGGTGCTGGGGACGTTTGCACTCTGCAAGGATTGCATAGAGAAGGGACACATGGGAGTACGATGAAAGCAACGAGATGTCCGAGTTGTGTGCATCTGCTGTATCAGGTGCCACTTGGCCCGTGCCAGTACGTGGTAGAGGGGCTCCGAGCGAAGGGGCCGGGGAAGGCGGTGAAGGCGGTGTGTGGATGCAGGCATGTGAGCCACTTCACTGAACACGTGGAGGTGATGGATGAGTAGGTCGAGGGAGGAACTGATCCAGAAACTGGTGGCCGAGGAGCCGGCCGAAATGAGGGCACGGCTCTTTGGCATGAGCATGTCAGACAATGTGGCTATGATGCCGAGGCCACTGGTTGAACTGCTCGCCGCGGAGATAACTACGATCTGTGTGTCGCTTATTCATACTTGTATGCGGCACCCCGAGTGGATGATGGCAGTGGTGAGGGACACTGAGTGGTTCAAGGAGATTAGTGTGGAGGAGTATGAGGAGGTGCTGGAGACAGTGCTGCTCATGTATCCGCTGCCAAGAATGGAGGTAAGAGATGGACTGGCCGCCGAAGTCGAATAAATCGGAACAGATGGAGGAGATGCTGACTGTCTTTGCGGGGCACGAGGGGAATATCTTCAAGCGAGCGGACTGCGCGATGTGCCTGAAAACGGATTTGCTGCCGGAGAACTTCAGGAATGAGGGCAGCATCCGAGAGTTTGGGATTTCTCGGCTGTGTCAGGCCTGTCAAGACAAGGTCTTCGGAGTGGATTAAGGAGGCCTCCCTCCCCGACTTCAGGGACGGAATTGAAGTCGGAGCCTCGGGGGACTGGAAGGGCTACCCACCCTTCCTCCCCCAACTAGAAAGGATGTGGAACTGTGAATGGTGGACGAGTTGACCCGCCCCATAACTATGATGTAGGGCCGAATGAATGTAAGGTGTGCGGGAGGGAGTACTGGACAGACTATGAGTTCTGCTCGAGGGATTGTGAGGTGGAGTGGGAAGTGGGGAGAGTGCTGAGTGGGGGTGAGGATGATGGATAGGAAAAGGCTACTGAGACTGCGGGCTGAGCATGGGCCAGACAAGTGCGGGCAATGGCGCGGGCCTGCGTTCGCGAAGTGTGAGGAACAGCCCTGTGAGCCATCCCAAATCCTCGACTTGGCGCTGACATGCTTCGATCCGGAGTTTGGAGTAGCGAAAGTAGTGGAGTTGAAGGATGAGGCTGAACGGCTACGAGCCGACCTTGAACGCCTCGCAAGGGAGACGATGGGGATAACCGCTGCCGGGGCCAAAGCATACGCGGAGGCTGAGCGGCTGGAGGAAAAGTGGAAGGCGTTTGACAGTCTCCGGGTTGAAGCCATGACCAAAGCAGATGCGTGGCGGGAAGAGGCTGAGCGGCTGCGAACTCTAGGGCGGGAGGCTGCACTGTTGCTCTCTCAGGTGGAACCGCCACAGGGCCATCCCTATTCGTGGCAACAAGAGGTTGAGGCATGGGGGATTCGCCTACGGTTCGCCCTCACAGGCACGGAGGCCACCATCGAGCGCGAAGAAGATTGGGAGGGTGGATTCGATGAGTGAACCGCTGAAACCGGAAGAATTCTGTAAGCTCTACGGCTGGCACGGAACGAGGTTGTGTACCTGTGTGCCCCGCTGAGTGGTTCGATTGGGATGCATTTGTAGTAATCTGGAGGTGGATGATTAGCTTTCCTTCAATGCCCATCATGTGAGGTAAAATGAAAGTAGCGATTATCATTCTGGCTGTTGGGCTAGTAGCCTGCAGCCCCGAATTGGAGCCAGAACCATGGGAAGTAGCCCCACAGAATCAACGAACAGCGACCCCTATGCCAGTGCTGGGGATAATGCAGCACAGCTTGGGCCTCGAGGTCATGCCATCACCCACGCCTACGGTTACGCCCACTGCACCACCTGCGCCAACGAGAATGTTTATATCAGCACCAGCAGGAAGCGGTGTGAGTGCTGCAAGTGCGTTCGTTGGGCGACCTATGGCAACTGAGGAGTTGACCGCGCTGCTGAGCCAGTATAACTGGCCCGTGCAGCAAGCGCTGGATGTAGTCTGGTGTGAAAGCCGCTACGATGCCGGGGCACAGAATGCGAGTGGGGCGACTGGGCTCTTCCAGATAATCGGAGGCAACCCTGCCATGTTCGACCCAGCTACAAATGTAGCAGCAGCGTACTCCAAGTACCTAGACGGGGTGCGTATAGGCAATCCTTGGTACCACTGGAATCAATTCGGTAGTTGTGGTCACTTCTAGTGATAACCGGCTATGATGGAGATAAGAAATGGATAGGTGATATTGAGTGCGTGTACTGTTCGAAATTCTTCTGGGCTTACGAGGGTAACGTATGTGAAGTTGGTCAGATCTGTGGCGCTTGCTATTTAGCACAGCTGCCATGGAAGAAGTGCAAAACTTGTGGGTGCGTGACAGCAACCACTCCATGTTTCATCTGTGATAGGGGCTGGAAACGTGATAAAGTTTGATTGGTTCAAGTGTGACTGCTGCGGTGACTGGTGGCTGCTGCCCGAGGACACCGGGTTCAGGGAGGGGGATGAGATAGTTGAATTCATCGGAGAAGAAGACTGATGGACCCGACAGTGGCAATGCAGTCGGTGCTGGTAGTAACGGGCCTCGGGGTGCTAGCATACCTCATAATCGAAGGCTTCCGAGGACGCGGATAATGGGGAAGTACAAGGTTACCTACACCGAAGGCCGGCAGCAGCCGTTTGCTATTTGGAAGGACGGGCGGATATCCAGCTTCGCCGCTACAATTGAAGAGGTGGAGAGGTTTATTAAAGGAGGGATATAGTGGTAAGAGGTAAGAATTCTCATAGCAAGAATGAGGTGTATGAGTACACGGAACACGCGGGGAGATTCTCGAGGGTTCCACTTGATACACCACTGCTTGGTGGTAGACCAAGGATGGCGGAAGCTGTGAGATACATGACAGTGGTAGTTCGTTCGAGGCAGAATGCGCTTGCGGACTACTATGATTTGGAGGGACGGTGGTACGACTGGGAGGTCTTAAAAAAGAAGTGGTATCCCAACAATGGGATATACAGTCCAAAACAATACCAGAGGAGTCACCCGGAATGAGTCGGATGGAGTTGATCTTCTGGGATGCCACGGAGATGAAGATGGTGGAGAACAGCATCGTTATCTCCACGGAGACGAATCAAGTACATATTGTACTTCCGATGAGGTTTACACTACCGGAGATGCATATCGGTAGTGAGGTACCTGAAATCCAGTTGTTCCCGGAGGAGGAAGAGGTTATCTACTGTAATCACCGTTCCGAAATGCATAGGCTGGGAGGTGGCTGTAATGGCCCCGACTGCATATGCACAAGCTCTCGGTTCGACGCCGATGAGTGCCATGAAAGGGCGATCAAGTGACCCAAGTCAGTGATTTCAAATTCAGTCTGGAAGTCCAGGGGAAGCGGCAGGGATTCCCGCTGATTCGGTTCCAAGGGGTGCTGAAGACGGCGACTCCGAAGGCCTATGTCCCGGAGGACAATCCGAATGCGAAGCCCCGGATGAGCCTGCAGTTCGACTTCGTGGATATCACAGTGATTGACACCGAGGAGCCGTTTCCGTTTCCTATCGTCAGCATCACAGTGAACTACTCCGACCGGACGGAGACGCAGTGGGCTGCATGGGCAGCGTCGGTGAAGAAGCTCGTCCCGGCGGAGGAGACGAGCAAGTATAATCAGCCCTATGAGGTGCTGGTTGGCAAGGTGCAGGAGTGGGCGTGGGCGCCTTGTCGGATTCGCCGGCCACAGACGGATGAGGAAGGGGAACCGGTACTTGATGCATCTGGGCGGCAGAAGTGGGCTGCGCAGGATGCGGATGCATGGCAGATTGTGAGTGTGGAAGGCTTCGGCGGGAACGCTGGTGGAGCCTCCATCTATGATCTGATTGTGGATTACCTCGACGGCAAGGACGACCGGGACTTCATGCAGTGGCTGTTCACCGACATGAGCATCAAGAGTGTCACCGGCCATGCGACTGCAGTGGAGGCTCAAGCGGAACGCAAGCTGATTCCGATGCTGCTGGAGCGGGGAGTCATGACGCAGGATGCTAGCGGCATCTATCACAAGGTGGAAAAGGAGTAGAAACTGGGGCCGGACGGACGGCCCTGGTTTAGCTATGGACGTTGAAGTAATCTTGATGCAGTGCAACAACGGGGATACGACTACTCATAAGTGCCCCGGCAGACGAGACAAGTTCTTCATGAACGGGGATAACGCGGTCTGTATCTGCGAGTGCCACAAGAAGAAGGAAGCGGTGCTAGCTTGAATGTAGTGAGGAATGACGGGCTGGCACGGGAGCTTCTCGCTGAGATGTGGGAGGAGATACAGGAGGACAGGACCGGGCAGCACCCGAGTGTGACGGACTTGATTGGGTGCTTGACGAAGAGTTACTACGACACAGAAGAGACTAACACTCTCGAGCATAATGATAAAACCAAGATGTTCTTTCTAATTGGGCTGGGATTGGAACGGGCACTGTTGGTGAAGCGCAAGGAGACTCCGGTAGCCGGGGTGACTGATGGAATCTACTGGCATGTGGACAGCATAGACCAGGGGTTGCTTGAGGTCAAGTCCACCCGAGCGAACCCGAAGAGGATAGAGGGGGGTGACTGGAATGAGCGGTGGATGAGACAGATTAAGTCTTATCTGAAAGGGGTGGGTGAGACTCACGCTGATTTTGCCATCGTCTATATTATTCAGGCGCAGCTTGATGCGTATAGGCTGACTTTTAGTCAGTTCGAGATTGATACGCACTGGGAGTGGATGAAGGTGCGTCGGGATGTGTGGGTGAAGGCGAAGGCAGATAAGAAATCCCCGAAGGCGTTCCACTGGAACGAGAAATGGGAGTGCGATGAGTGCCCCTACAAGGTGCTGTGTGAGTTGAAAGCGAGCATGGGAGAGTAATGTACAGATATAATGAGAGCTGCAGTTGTGGGAGCCATCTGTTGTTGGAGTCCCCGGTGCAACAGGACTACCAGTGGGGCAAGATGGTGACTGAGTGGCGGGAACAGCACAAGCACAACAATGGCTGGACTCCGGTATCTATTGGAGAGTCCCCAAAAGTCTACAGGCCAGATACTGGCGAGGAGGTCAGCGGTGATAATTAATGTAGAGGGTGAGGAAAAGTCTGGGAAAAGTTCCTTCGCCTATACCGCTCCACTCCCGCTAGTCGTGTTCTCCACCGACTTGGGGCACCAGCGGGCCATCTACGGGAAGCTGTACCCGGAGTTTTTCCAAGGGCTGAAGATTCAGGAGGTCAAGTACAAGAAGCCCCAGATTGAATGGGTGAATGGGCAGGCGAGGGCGAAGGTGGAGTGGGAGCCATTCACTGGGAATGATATCACTGTGTACGAGATGCCGATTCCCATGCAGATTGACTTGAATAAGGTCGAGGGCTTCATGGCACAGTGGTCCTACATGCTGACGATTTATCTGGCCGCGATGCAGGATGAGCTGGTGCAGAGTGTAGCCATGGACACCATGACTCTGGTCTATAAGAACAAGTGCGAGGCGTACCTGGAAGAGCTGAACACCCGAGGTGGTGGGGCTAGGAAACAGCTACTGCAGGTGGAGTACGGGCACCCAAATGAGGGGATCAGGAGCCTGTATGATCTGGCGCGGGCGAGCGGGAAGAATCTGGTGGCGGTACATCATTTGAGGGATCACTACGTTTCGAGGCCGAAGGCGTCCGGGGAGATAGAGAGTGTGGCCGACGGGACGCTCGAGACAGATGGCATGAGGGAGACTAACAAGAAGGTCGACATCGTGCTGCGAATTGAGAAGAAGGACGGGAAGCTCTGGGGTAAGATGCCTACCTGCGGGCCGAATCTTGCAATGGAGAACACTCCGATTTTGAGCCCCACTTGGGACAGCCTTATGGACATGGTGGAGATGGGCTGGCATGGGCCGAAGTTTCCTCGGCGGGGTAAAGAGGGAGTTTCAGATGCTAAATAAATTTAGGGGGAACCATGCTTCAGGCTGATGTTCACGAACCGGGGGAGAAGTTTCTCACCTATGTGAGGCCCGCTGTCCCATGTGAGATGGTGGT